ATGGCGTTTCTGACAAACAGCGAAGTGCGGCAAGCAGCACAAGGCAGGTTGCAAAAGAGTTTTTCAGTATCTGCATCTCAAGTGCTTCGAGAAGCCGTGCGAGCATCAAGCGCGGAAGACAAATTTGATATTTTCTTGTCGCACGCATCCGAAGATTCTGAGATCGTTCTTGGTGTCCGTGAAATTCTTATTGGCCTCGGACTGACCGTATATATCGATTGGATTGACGACCCGCAGTTGGATCGAGGCAACGTTACTGCCGAAAATGCTGACATGCTGCGTCGGCGTATGCGCGCATCGAAAAGCCTAATTTTCTTGACAACAAAGAACAGTGCAACGTCACGGTGGATGCCTTGGGAACTCGGTTTCTTTGACGGTCTCAAGACAGGATTTATCGGGGTTCTACCGATTGTTGGCTATTCCGGTGGCACGTTTTCGGGCCAAGAGTATCTTGGGTTGTATCCTTTGGTCGAAAAGCTGCCACTTACTGATGGCGGAACAAAGTTTTGTGTCGTCGAGCGGGCTAGAAAAGGCTATCGATTCTTGGATGATTTTGCCCGCGGGCAGGGGACGATACGTGCGTTCAGCGGCTAAAAAACTTAGTTGATTCTCAAAGTAGCAACATCAAAATCTCTGCGTTACGCCTTTCCACCAGCCCAGGCAATACAAGCCCTCCGCCGTAAATCCAACGGCGTAGTTCCTGCGCAGCGCTCGACCAGTCTTTCTGATTGATCCGCCGCCGTAGCGTCGATGCTTGCAGCCGCCCCGCCCCGAGGTTGAAGGTGAAATCGACGATCGCCGCGAGCCGATTTTCAGGCCCGGTGGCCAAAACCGGGCAGTAACGCAGCGTGGCGTTCAGCGCCGACATCAGGTCGCGAGCCAGATTGACCTCGGCTTCGGCCTCCGTGATCGGCGGATGCTTCGGATCGCAAAGATGCCCATAGCCGATGGTCCAGTACCCCGCAGGGCAGACATACGGGTGCGCCCGGAGCAGTGGGTCCCCTTTCGGCACCCGATGAAATCCCTCAAACCGCTTGGCCAGATCGATGGCCGCCTCGGGTACTTGCATCACCGCATCCGATCAAACACGCGGCCGAGGAACCAGAAATTCAGCACCCCGGCCCACAACGCCTGATCAGCATCCGTCCAGGCATGAACAACCGCCACACTCCACAGAGCCCCGCCGTTGATGGCTGCTGTGAACGCCGCCGTCTTGGCTGCGCAGTACAAGGCCATGAACCAGTAGGTGACGACCGGCCGCACGCTGGACGACAGCGCATCCGCCCAGGCCACCCCAGTTTTTTCACCCTGAGTGCGCACAGCATCGCGCAGAGCCTCGATGGCCCCGGTGTTCCAGGCTGCTTCGGCACTCACGCCAATCTCGGCCATGCGCTGTGCGCCCCGAATCTTCTCGAATTCCAGCGCCTTGTCCTGCATCGCCAGTTCGTGGCCGCGCTCACCCTTGCGGTCGAGCCACTTCAGTACCTCGGGTGCCAGACGAAACGCCCCGCCCAACAATCCCCCCAGCAATGTTTCGATCATGGCGCGCTCCCGAAGATTTTCAGTTTCAGAACGGTGCCGGCGACGACCGCCAGAACCAGGCCGGTGACCAGCATTTTCACGATGGTGATGCCGGCGGTGCGCTTGGCCTCGTTAAAGGCATCGAGCAGGTTGCGCAGTTCGCGGATGTCATGGGCGGCGTCCTCGCCGTCCAGGCCGACGCCATGCAGGGCGGTCTTGGCCCCCTTGGCGGCGGCGCATTCCAGGATGCGCTCCAGTTCTTCCTGGGGCAGCGTCACCGACTTGCGACGCTCGATCAGTGGTTCAGTCATGTTTCTGCTCTCCATAAATGCGAAACCCGCCACGAGGGCGGGTTCCAGGGTCGTGCGTAAAACGAGCTTCAGACGGGATAGATGTGCCGTGCCACCGGAGCACGGGTTGCCATGCCGTGGCGGACCAGCACCCGGTCGCCGATGGCCAGGACATCGAGGGAGCGCGCCGTCACCGCACCGCGTTCGGTGGCGACACGCACCAAGCTGCCGTTGAACCCCACCAACGCGCCGACCACAGTTAGGTCAGGGGCGATGAGGCGCGAGAGTTCCTGCAGCGGGAATGTCATCGCAGCTGCTCCAGGTTGAGACGGGTGTCGATGGCCGCCTCAGTCACCGTGATCTGGATGCCGGTAACCTTGGCGCGGTAGGCGCTTGCGGTGGATGGGTCATTGGCCTCGACGATTTGGCCGAGGCGGAACCCAGGCCGGAAAACGACTTCCAACTCGATCTGGTTGAACGCATGCGCATGGGCATCCATCTCGGCCACACCCCGCTGCAGCAAGGCCTCGTCCGACAACAGCGGCTCGACAATGGGCGTGCCCTCGCGCAGACCGTCACCGCGATAGACCTCGACGATCATGTCGCGCTCCCCTTGATCAGGGCGAGGATCGAGAAGTCGGTTTCCCCGTTGAGCGCGGCGGGCGAAGCCAGGGCATAAACCTGGGCCTGGGCCTCGTAGGTGACCTTGGCCACGCCCACGCCTTTCACTGCGGATTTAACTGTTACCTTGTCGGACTGGAGCGTGAGGGTGCCCAAACTGCGGCCATACCAGACCGATGAGTCGATTCCCGCCCGGGCCGGCACGCTGAGACTGGCGTTATCGGTTTCCTCGAACATCATTTCGTCAGTGACCGTCACGGTCGCTGTGCCCTGGGCGGAAAGTGAGCCCGCCGAGCAGATCGTCTCGGTGATGCTGACGTTGTCCGACTTGTAGACGAGGATGTAGACCGTCTCGCCCGGGCTGAACGACGTTTTTCCGCCATTCAAACCCTGCGGCCGGGCATCCACCTCGGCTGAGAGATGCCCCTCGCTCGTACCCTGGCCGTCAGGGCTGCCGAACTGCACGCGGATGGTGGCATTGGCCATGCATTACTCCTTCAAGCGTCGACCAGGATGAACTGGACTTCCTCATCGGCGGCGAGCGTGACGCGCCAGTCGAGAGAGGTGGTGGTGTAGGTGAGATCGAGCAGGCTGTATCCGGGCACCGCCGCGACCAGCGACTGGCCGTCCGCCGTCACGACCCCGAGATCGGTGTGCTGCCAGGTGGCGCTGGTGATGGCCGTGACCGGATATCGGGTGCTCGCCCGACCTTCGATGAATTCAACGACTTCGGAATCGCTGCGCATCACTTCGCCCAGGGCAGCGATGACGGTGGCCGGGTGCCCGGTGTGCGTGAGCAGCACGGGCCGCACTGTCATCAGGTAGGCTCGTACCGTGCCCTGATTGGCGTCGTCGGCATCGGCGACATACTCGATGCGATCAGTGGAACTCCCGCTCGCGCCGTCCTCGTTGGCCAGGGTGACCCGGTTGTAGCCGCGCGCCGGGACGTTCTGGGCACGGCTGGCCAGAACATCGGCATCGAACAACTGGTGGGACACCGGCGCTTTCCCATAGTCGGGGATGCTCACCGCATGCCGACGGCGGCAAACCACCGTGCCGTCCGGATTGCTCTCGACAATCCCACCGATGGCGGCAACCACGCTGCGGGCAGCAGCGAGCGGTGTCACGCCTTCCATCAGCAGCCGACCGGCAGGGATGATCCAGTCCGGCAATTGCCAGTTCACCGCGCCGATCAGTTCCTCCACCGCCGAGCGTGCCGGCAGAGCCCCAGGCTGGTAATACCGGGTCGTCGCCGCGAAGGGGGAATCAAGCAGGGCCAACGGCGAGATGGCGGTCAGTTCGCAGCGCTGGCTGGTCTGTGACTCCCGCGACAGGGTCTTGCCGTCCACCACCAGCGCGAAGGTTTCCAGGCCCAGGACAAGGGTGATCGGGTCACCGATCGCAATGGCGGCGAAATCCGCGACGTTCGCGATCTCGACCGTCGCGATCCACACCGGACTACCCTCATCACAACTCAGGGTGGCCTGGAGGATGCGGATCGTGCGGTCCTGCCAGACCAATTCCGGTGTGTTCATCACCGCCTGGAGATGCTGATCGGCAAGCAACGACCAGGATGTGGTGAGCCGCTTGGCGACCGGATTCATGTCCGTCACGCCGTACCCAATTACATGGCACGCGACGACCGACTGTGTCAGCCAGTAGGAGAAACGCATGGCCTTCCGGCAGGTGCCGAGATCGGAGTACAGCGCCAGGTGCCGCTTCCGGAGCAGGTTCACCTCGCCATAGGGCAAATCAATTCTGGCCCGAAGCCGTTGCACATCACCGTAAGGCAGCGTCACTCGCAACCGGTGCTGCCGGGCATCTCCATAGGGAATGGCCATGCGCCGCCGATGCTGACGCAGGTCGCCATAAGGCACGCGGTTCCCTCGCTCCAGGCGCAGGCCATAGGGAGCACAGTGCGTGCCGGCAAAGCGCAGCGTCCAGCCGGTTTCATTCCGCCACGCCCTGGCCCGAGTAAGGTCCCAGGCGGTGGCATTGGATGCAAAAACCTCGGTCGTACCCCAGGCGGCCGAGAAGCGGACTCGCAACCGCGACGGACCAGAGTCGGCATGAACGCCCAGTTGCAGCGTCAGGCCGATGGACAGGCCGGTGTCGATCATCAGAGCGCCGTGAAGCTGGCCGGTGCGGGCAAAGCAAGCGGCGCGTAGTCATTGGCAAATGCCCACCATCCCGGCAGCGGTGCTTCTCCCCAGGCATAACCGCTGGTCAGCTTCATGATGTGTTCGATCTCGCCTTGCAGGTGCGCTCCCGGCGAGTTGTCGATTGTGCAAAACAGCGGGGCAACCATTCGTGGTAGGGGCGATTCTGCGTGCCGCTGCACGCCAGCGAGCGGAGACCAGAGTGTGCCGACAGCGTGGATATTGATATCGCCAGCCTCCGTGATTGCGTATGGCGTGCGCCACTCACCACCGTCATGAATGCCATAACGACAGGCCAACCCGACATAACGGTCGGCGGCGTAGCGGCGCGTCCTCGAGGCCATGGCGCTCGATTCGAACCAGTGTCCGTACTCCGGATGCAAAGCGTCCCATTGTTTGGAAATCAGCCACCACCAGCCTGCGCTGCCGTCGGCGGCGAAGGTGACAGCCCGATAGGAGGCCCACTGCGGATCGGTGTCGGCATTGAGCAAATACACACCATGTGAGGAGCGGCTGTTCAAATCGTCGTCATTCATGCCCCAGATGGCGCGGGCGCGAATGTTGTAGCCGCTGCCGTCTTGCTCGATGCGCCAGTGGGGAATGTCATCGCTGATCGTGCCTGCCGCGTGGCCAGCGGGGAGCACTTCAAAGGCGAAGTCATTCTGGTAGATGATGACGAACCCCGCCGCTTCAAAAAACGCCTTGAGCGTGGCCAGCATGGCGATCAGTGCCGTCCCATCGAAATCGCCGGCAGCATATTCCTTGGTGAAACCCACCGTCGCCATCACGCACTCTCCCCATGAATCGCCAGGGAGGCGAAGTCATTGGCCAGGCTGAAGGTGCCAGCGGGCACCTGGCGGCGGTACCAGATCGGAATCGCCGCCGGATGCGTGTCGAAATGCATGCCCTCGCTAGCCTGGAATGTGCCACTCCATCCCGCCGCCTTGAGCGTGAAATACGGCGTGCTGGTGGCCGGGTTCACTGGCGCAAAGTCGGCGCTGGTCGTGCCCGAGGCGGGTAGCGCGCCCACCGTGTTGCCCGACACGTTGAAGCTGTTGGCACCAGCGAAGCTCAGGGTCCAGGTCTGCTCGATGGCTCCCTTGTTGTGCGCGACGAGATTGCCGACCGTGGCCGAATCGAATAGGCCGGCGGCGCTGGTGAGCGCCAGATTCGACCAGGCGCCAGCAACACTGGCCTGCTGATAAACCGCGCTCACCAGGGAGGGTTGGATCGCGTAGGCATTCACCAGCGCCGGCGTGAAATCCAGGGTGGCGAAATCTGCCCCATAGGTGACACCAGACAGCGTCACCCATTCCTCATTGCCCGCGCCGCCCGTACTTGGGCGGTCGGACACGCGAACGAGGTCGCCAACCCGGAACGGCTGCAGGCTGGCGTATTCGGCGTTGTGTTCACAGACGACGTTGATTTGAGTCGCGCCGCCTGCCACGGGCGCGAACAGCGTCCCGATGCCATAGGTGCGGCCCGCGATCTGGTCCTGGGTGTCGGTGGCCGTGCCAAGTTGGAACACCACGAAGTCGCCTGCAGGTGTCGGCGCATCGATGAACAATCGCACATTCAAGAGGGCTGCGTCCTGCGCGCTGTTGATGTGGATGAAGGCCTTGCGCCATTTCACCGATCCCGCGCCGCGTTCCGATTGCGAAACGTCCGGGAAGAGATTGTTTTTCACGCCGGAGACCAGTTGGGCGAAGGCCATGCGGCCGCCGTTCTGCGCGGGTGTTGCGTCCGACTGCAAGGTGGCGGACCGCCAGAGGATTTCGTTGTCGAGGATGGGCATCGGGATTCCTACACAGTCATGAGTTTCAGGGTGGCGAGGTAAAAATCGCCGGGCTGGGGGTTGGCCAGGTTGAACAAGGGCTTCGCCTCGAAGGCGGGCGGCTCGTGGTGGCGGAACAGGATCTGGAAGGCCTGGCCGCGTAGTTCGAGGGTGAAGGTGCCGCCCGGACTGTTGGCCAGCAGGGACAACGCCTCCACCTGAGCGCGCGTAAGCCAGCCAGCGTCCGGTTCCGACTCCAGGGTGATCGGCAGGCCGCCGCTGTGCTGGCCATAGAACACCACCACTGAGCCATCCAGGGTGCGGCGCACGGTCTGTGCCACCGACTGGGCGGCAAATTCATCGGTCCACACCAGCCCATCCGGTAGAACCACGGTATCGAGTCGGATCATGGCGTGATCGTCCGTGTGTGGATGACCGGACTGCCCGGTACGAGCAGGTAGTCGAAGTCGGTGCCCGCCGCATTGCGACGCCGGTTGACGGCCTCGTAGTTGAGTTTGAGTTCGACGTTCACCGTTGGTGGTGCGTTGCTGGGCAGACTCAGCGTGAAGATGCGTGGTACGTCAATGTCGCCTGGCACGCACATAATCTGCTGGGTTTGCACCGTGCCGTTCGGCCAGGTCACGCGGATATGGCCCCACAGGCATTCGAAGGCATCGCAAGGTGCGGCGTAGTCCACCACGCGCAAGGTCAAGTTGTGCGTCCATCTCCAAGGCACCACCACCGGCCCGCCCGGCCAGTGGACGTGTTGGGTCGTTGTCCACGCATCGATGGCTACCTTGGCCTGGCTGTCGCGATCCGGCAGGAAGGCATCGCAGCCGTTCCAGGACACCGGCAGGCGCAGGATGACGTGCGGAAACCAACCCTGGGGTGGGTAGCCCACATCGACGCCGCCCAGCGGGATGAAGCGGATATCGACGTTCCCGTCCCAGTGGTAGACATTCCGTTGCAGGGTCAGGCGCAACTTGATCGATTCCACGACTTCTGTGAATGGATTCGGGGCGCTGGGTGCGACCGACACGCTGATGACGCCGTCAGACTGGAAGATGTTGAAGTCCTGGATATTGTCCGGGGCGAGTTCCACCTTGCCGACCAAGCATTCGGGCAGGGCCACGACCACTTCCTGCATCACGCCCAGCGTTGCCGGCCCCACCACGATCTCGGGCAGCACCTGATGTGGCGTACCGGGACTGTTGAAGATGCGGTGCCGGGCGACGATGGGGCGCGAATCGATGGTGCCGACGTGGTTGATCGATAGCGTGATCGTGTCCAGCGCCTCGCCGCTGCCGGCTCGGATGCGCACCAGGGTGATTGCGGTGGGTAGCGCCCGGAAGATCAAATCCTCGAGACAACCTGATGGCACCAGAGCCCAGTTAAAAAGCGGCGGCGGCGACGTCCACCAGGAACAGCCGAGGTAATAACAATAAAAGTCGGTGTACGCCGCTGAGTTGGCAACACTCGGGCTTAAAGCCGACCAGGAATCCAGGACCGCGCCGTTGTTCGCCCACTCGGCGGTGATTTCGAGGCGGATGGATGCCACTTCCAGTTCGGTCTGCAGATCGTCGTAGACCTGAACCTGGGCCGGGATCGGCAGGAAACTGTGGCCGGTGATACGCACCGCGCCCTGCACGCCCTCGGAGGTGAGTTGCAGATCCCGCAACGACAACGGATTGGCCGGATTCAGCAGACCGTTCACCGGCTGCATCGCCTGCTCCAAAGCATCCAGGTCATAGGTAGCACCCGTCCCCTTCCAGAAGACTGAGCGCGGCACGCTGACCGGCGGTGCATTTGGGTCGACAGGAAAGCTGGGGTGATCAGGATCGAACGGATCGCAAGGCGGCGGCGTCCCGCCTGTCGGAGTGAAATGCACGTTGACCTGAGTCGACAGCGCCACGGCAGGCTGACTTTCGCTAATGGTCGTCCGCGCATCGAGTTTCGAGGTCACGCGCAGCTGGAGGCCGCTTGGCTTTTGCGTGTCGGTCACGCCGCCTTGCAGGCAATCTTCGTATTCACGTTCAGCCGTCTCCAGCGCCGCCCGGTAGGGTTCCTCCCATTTGGCGATGAACCAGTTGCGCGCGTAGTCGGTCATCTGGCCGCCGTGTTGGTTCAGGTAGCCAGGAATCCACTCGAAACCGGGCGGCGTGCAGGCTTGCGGATGCGGTTCGCGCCGGATACAGGTTTTAAGGGGGATGCGCACGCGTGCGTCCATTACGCCCCCCGCGACAATTCACGCAGCGCACTCGCCAGTTGCATCGCGGTCTCGCGCGAGGACTGCACGGTGTGCGGCTTGCCGCCAACGTGGAAGCGCAGGTCGACCACGTCGCGGGTGGGTGTGGAATTCGAGCCATTCCCCATCGTTGCCTGGACCACGGCATTGGCCACCGCGCCACCGGCGGCGAAGCGCGGCACTTGCGGAACAAAGCCGGCATTGAGCGCCGCGAAGAAGCCTTCGCCGAACTTGCGCACTGAGGCCGCACGCACCACGAATTCGCCGTGCGACAGCAGCGCCGGCACAGAGTCAGAGGTTTCCGTGCCCGCGCCAAAGATGCGCCCGGACATCCGTTTGAATCCTTCCGCGATGGCCTGGCCCCCTTCGGCAAACCGCTGGATCAGGCCGCCCTGGGCGTTGGTGGCCACCTTCGTCACATAGATGGTGTGGCGGCTCGAAGTGGGACGCATCAGTTCCGCCACCGCTGCGCGGTAAGCCACAAGATCAGGCAGCGGGGTGTGCATCGCCGTCGTCGGGTTGGATAACACCGTGCGCGCATCCTGGGCGAAAGACGCCAACTGCGCCCGGGGCTGGTCGAAGGACACCAGGGCCGGGATCTCCACCTTGGCTGCCGAAAGCATGCCCTTCAACGTGTCGATGTCGGTCATCACCTTCGTGGTGTCGGCCTCGACCTTTGCGACCAGCGCCAAGTTGCCGGTGTCGGTTTTTAACTTTTCCAGAGCGGCTTCGGCTTCTTTGGTGTCAGCCTGAATCCTGGCGATCAACTGCTGGGCGTCGGTCAGCGCTTTCAGTTTCTCGATGCCGGCTCGCGCGCCCTCGATGTCGACCTCGAGTTTCAGCTTGTCCTGGGAGAGGAGTTGCTGGCGCAGTTTGCCGAGTTCGTCGGAGACCGAGGCCAGGGCGCGCTTGGCTTCATCGGCACCGACCCCAGCCGCCGTGGCCGCCTGCTTATGGGCATCACCCAGCCCCTTCAGCGCCGCGTCGGCGATGCCGGCGGATTCCTTGATCTGGCCGATGGCGGTGGCGGCGGCCTGGCCCTCAGACACCATTGTCTGGGTGACCGTCTTGCCATTCTGCTCGACTTGCTGGGTGACAGCGGATGCCGAACGCTCGGCCAGGGCAATGGCTTCTTCGGCGAGTTTCCGCGCCTGCTCATAGTTGCCCGCATCCAAGGCTGCCTTGGCTTGGGCCTGTTTCTCGTCGATCTGGCGCAGCCGGTCCTGGTAGGCGGCGTAGTCGTCCAGGCCCTTGCGGCTGAGTTCGCGGATGCGATCCTCGACCGAGAGCTTCAGATTGAGCCGCGCTTCCTCAGCGGCCTTGGCGGCATTGAGATGCCGTTGTTCCTCGGCGATCAGCCGGTCGACCGTGGCGCGATAGGCCGATTCCAGTTGGCCGTATAGGGAAACGCGCACCTCCACCGCCTGACGCTCGATAGTTGCCACATCCTGGCCAGCGGCCCGTGCCAGGGCGACGGCCTGGCCATAGGTCGCCTGCCAGGCGGCTTCCATCTGTTTCGCACCCGCTTCGACAGCGGCGAGCTTCTCGCGCTCGGCGGCCAGCAGATTCTGGGTTGAACTCTGGATAGCGGCTGACTCGGAACGCGCCGCCGTTTGCGCGGCGGCTTCCTGGCGCTTGTAGTTGCTCTCGACCTCGGCCACGCGGGCGTCCCAGATCGATTTGATGTCGGCGGCGACCTGTTTGTAACTGGTGGCCAGTTGCTTGACCGTCTCGGCGGCTTTCTTGGTTTCCGCGTCCAGCGCCTGGCGGATGGCTTCACCGGCTTGTGTCGCCGCGCCCTGGATGGCGCGCAGTGCGTCCGCCGTGCCAGGCAGTGCTGCTTTCAAGCGTTCAGCCGCCAGGGCAGCCAGCGCCATCTGGGTTTTGACGCTCACGGTGCCGGTGGCGGCCAGTTCCTGCAGCGCGGCGTCGAGTTGATCGATCTGCGCCCGCTGCCGGCCCAACTCGTCGATAGCGCGATTGGTTTCGCGGATGTCCTGTACGGTATTGACGAGTCCTTTGCCCATCTCCCAGACGGCCACCGCCGCCAAGATGGGCAGGAAACGGGTGAATGCGGCCTTCAACAAGTTGACCGATTCCAGCAGTTTGGCCGCCGCCGCAACCCCCTTGACCGCCAGCACCGCCACCAGGACTTCGCCCAGAGCGCGCATCACGGCCAGGATCTCATCACCGTGGCTGGCCAACCCCACCAGCGCGTCAGCCAAGCGCTGCAAGGCGGGGAGTGCCGCTTCGGCCACGCGAAGGGCGATGCCGGACAGCGCCTGCTTGACCGTGTCGAGCGTGTCGTTGAACTTCTCGGCCGCCTTCGCGGTGTCGCCGCTGATCTCCAGGCCCAGTTCCTTGAACTTCTGCTTGAGTTCCTCGATGCCGGCACGGCCCTGGTTCAGGAACGGAATCAGCTCGACGCCGGCTTTGCCGAACAACTTCACGGCCAGCGCCGACTTCTCTGCGCCATCGGGCATGACGGAGAAGGCGTCGGCCAGATCAAGCAGCACCGCTTCGGTCGGACGAATCTGGCCAGCGGCATCCTTCACCGAAACGCCGAGGCGGCTGAAGGTTTCAACCTGCTCCTTGGATCCGCCCGCCGCTTCGACCATCGCGGTGGCCAGCTTCTGCATGCCCTTGGCCAGGCCCTCCAGCGAGATGCCGGACTGTTCGGCGATGGGTTTCAGCAGTGACAGCGACTCGACCGAGATACCGGTCTTCTGAGACAGCTTGGAGAGATCGTCGGCGGTATCGAGCGCGGCCTTGCCGGCTGCCATCAACCCCGCGACCGACAGTGCCGCACCCAGCCCGGCCAGCATGCCGTTGACCGATTTGGCTGCGGTGGTGATCCCCTCCAGGCCGCTCTTCACCGAGGCGAACGCCTGCTTGGTCTGGTCGATGGCAGCAATCAGGATCTGGGCACGTTCAGAGGCCATGAGTGTTCAGTTGTTGCAGGATGTTCGTTGCCAACTTAGGCAATTGCGCGCGCACGATGCCGGGCAGATCGAAGCGCCCGCGCAGGGTCACGCTCGGCACCAGCACGGCAATGGGGATTTCCTGGCCGCGCTTGATGGTTTTTGCACCGGTGCGGCTGCGTTCGGCGCGCTTGAAGCGGCGCAACTCGGACGTGTTGTCCTTGATGTTCTCAGCCATCAGGATGACTCGGCCGTGCCGCTCGATGAAGAAGGCATTGCCGGCGCGCATCAGCCCGTCGATCACACGCTTGAAGGCGCGGCGGCCGATGCGCTGGTGCTCGGGCAACAGCGGGATCAGCAGCTTGCCGCGCTTGCCAGTGATCGTGCCGCCCTTCATGTGCAGGCCCAGCCAGGAAATTTTCGAACCGATGAGCAGCGCCGGGAATCGCTCGGGACTGCCGGCATAGATCTTGGATCGCATCGACTTCAAAAATCCCGCCTTCTTCACCTTGAACGCGGACTGCATGCGGCTGCGTGCGGCGTCGGCCATTTCGCGGCCAACAGTTTTCATGGCGGCTTCGACCGCCTTGCGAATCGCCCGGCGCTTCTCCGGCACCCAGCTATCGAGCCGCTTCGGATCGAGCAGGCCGGAAGTGGTCAGCGACAGCTTCATGGCTTGAGTTCACGCAGGAGAGATTTGATTTCGCTGTTGCCGCCGCGCTGCGCGGTCACCAGCAGCGCGAACTGGGCGACGAGTTCCAGGCGTTCGCTGCGTTCGATCGCTTCGATGAACGCGCGCACTTGGGCCACCGTGTAGTTCAGGACTTCGGGGTAGCGGTGGCCGTGCCCGACGAGGCGTTGGAGAAGCGCGCCCCAATCGTCTCCACCCGGCTCGCCACCCGCGCGAGCACCGGGGCCAGGCGCTGGATAAAAAAATCGGCGTTCACTTCGAACACCGCCTCGCTCAAACGAATCGCTTCGTCCAGTTCCCGCGCAGCCACCCACTCGCGCGGCTTGCGGATGGCCACGGCCAGGGCGGAGACCAGATCCTCGCCGCGCTCACCAAACAGGGCGAGCCAGTCCACATCTCCGCTCAGATGCTGAGCGAAGGGGCGGATGGCGCGAATGAAGGTCGGCAATTCTCCGACCTTCAAGGGGGCGATGGCCAGGGTCTCGCCGGCAATCTCGACGACGACTGGCTCGGGTACAAAGGTGTCCAAGGTCATGGCGTTCATCCAATCTGCACGATGCGGCCGAACTGGCCCAGGACGGCGTCATAGGGCTTGCTGGCATTCGCCAGCAGCGAACCCTCCAGTTCGAACTTGTTGTAGTCGTTGGAGATCAGCGCCAATTCCTTCAGCGGGTCGAACGCCACCCGATACAGTTCAACCAGCACCCGGGCGTTGCCCGCCGCCGTATTCACGCCCTCGAGGCGCAGGAAGCGTTCCGGCAGCGGCTGGGTGAAGAGGCCGATCTCGGTCACCACGCCAAAGGCGTAGCTGGCCTTGAAGGGAGCGGTCAGGCCGGTGATGTCCAGAAACTGGACGGCACCGAAGTCGGTATCCGGCGTGTAATGCGTGCCCAGGGTCAGGGTTGCGGGCGTGGCCGCGCTGTCCTGCAGCACCAGGGTGGAAACCTTAGGGTGCGCCAGGAAGTAGCGATCGCCAATCACTGGAGCTGTGCCGCCGATCGGTTCGTCGGTGACCGTGCCGTTGCTGCCCAGGACGGAAGTGCCGTAGAGCGCGAGGGCCAGGTTTTCAGCAGTGAACTCCTCAATGGTCAGGTTCACGCTGGCCGACTTGGACTTCACCATGCGGTGATCGAGCGAGCGCTGGCCGGATTGCGACTCGTAGTGCTCCAGCACATCGGTCTTGAGGGCAAGTTTCAGTTCTGCCACGTTGCCAGGCGAACGGACTTCAACCGGATTGCCGGCGGCGTCGCGCTTGCCCAGATAGACGCGGCCCTGGAAGGATGCATAGGTACTCATGAAGAAGTCTCCTCAGACGAATTGGAAGGGGTGATTGGTGGTGAGGTGCGGATGGATGACGTCCGTCGTCGGGCGTGCGGTGGTCTGTCCGGATCGCTGACCAAGACTGGACGCGCGACACCGGAATCCACCAGCCAGCGGGCCAGCGACGTGTCGAGTTCGATGCGGTCACGCGGCTGGTAGTCGCGACCGGCGTGGGTGTGGGGTATCAGGGTTCAACGAGGGGCATGGCTCATCCCTGGCTGGCGAGATCAAAGGCCAATGTGCGATAGGTGATCTGGTAGCGGGCGGGGATCAGGGCCGCCGTGGCATCGGCGTCCTCTACGTCCCACTCGCAATCCAGTTCCTTGATGCCCAGACACAGTCCGCCGAGATTGGCGTTGGCAAACAGCGCCGTGTGCGCCGCAACCAACAACTGGTCAGCGATGTCCTCGGGGGCGACGTCAACCTGCTCCCGAGCCAGGGCGTCAATGCGCACCACCAGCTGCCGCACGACACGGTCGTTGGACCGTTCCACGATGCTGTCCGACTCGGGAAATACCAGCAGCGCCGGGGACTGCTCACGTGTGATGCCGGTGGTCGGTGAGCGGTGAAACGTCGCGCCCAGAGATTGGGCGACGGGCAATAGCAGGCCCACCACCGCTTGCATGCAGCGTTCACGGATGGAGTTCATGGTTTCCCTTCAGGGGGTCATAAAATCGGCACATTGCGAACAGGGAGGACGTCCCCGTGGTTTATGTCCCGAAGAAAAAGCACCGTTCAAGCCAGAGCACACCTTGCCTCTACACCTTGAAGATCGAACTCCACCCTGACGTGATGCAGCCGCCCGTATGGCGACGCCTGGTCGTCGACGGTCGGGTGAGCCTCGCCAAGCTGCACCACTTCATTCAAGCGGCGATGGGCTGGACTGATGCCCACAACCACAGCTTCGAAATTCGCGGCAGGCGCTATGGGCCGCTAAGCACCTCGGAGATTGCGTGTGAGGACGAACGCAAAACCAAGCTCAACGTCCTTTTCCTGGAGGAAGAGCAGTACATCTATCGCTACGACGATGGTGACGACTGGGAGCACGTGATCACCGCAGAGTCCTTCGAGGTGGTCGACCACGATCCAGCAGGCGTTGCCTGGGTAATCGATGGCGCGCGCGCCTGCCCGCCCGAGGATGTGGGCGGTGTCCACGGTTATCACGACTTTCTGGAGACACTGCTTACCCAGCCTCACAGCGACACGGCCCAGGAACTGCTTCTTTGGGTCGGCGGTGAATTCAACGCTGAACTGTTCGACCGCCGCGCGGCCAACGCCACTATTCAGCGTTTGATCTGGAACCGATGGGGCGGAAAGTAACTACAGCCGCGTGAGCGTGGCGCGGGCCTCGGTGCCATCGCCCGTCACGGTGATTTCCCGCACGCGATAGCTGCGCCCGGAGATCCACAGGGTGTCGCCGGAAGCCAGCGCCGGCAGTCGGCTCAAGGGATAGCGGATGCTGTAGTTGCGTGAGACACCCAGGCCATCCAACACGTCCTCATCGGGAGCACGGAAGTCGACCATGACTTCCGTACTTCCAAATGCAGCGCGCGTCAGCATCCCGGACCGGGCCGCTGCGTCATACATGGATTCGATGGCTATCATGCGGGCTGCCAGAAAGAATTGGCGCAGAGATTGGATTGATTTTGCAATTTGTATCCGTTGTTAATCAATAAGTTAAAAATAACTATTGGAGTGAAACATGAAGAAGGCTAAGACGGTCGCAGAGGCGAAAGTACTGGAAGCCATCCCCAACATCGGTCCGGCAGTTGCCGGGTATCTGCGTGAGATCAGCATCCACAAACCGTTGGATCTCGTGGGGCAGGATCCCTACGTCATGTTTCAGCAGTTGTGCGCCCAGACCGGGGTTAACTACGATCCCTGTCTGCTCGACACCTTCATCGCTGCCACCCGTTTTATGGCCGGCGAACCACCGCAACCCTGGTATCGCTACACCAAGGAGCGACAGACCACGCTCAACACTTTTTCTTTCAGGACATCGTGACCCGTACCAGCAACGCCGGGCGGTGGCACATAGGCAGCGGGTTGCTCTGCGTGTGCAGGTCAGTGCCTCGGTCGAACTTGCGTGGTTCCTGCTTGGCGTAGAGCGGCTGACCCAGGGTATTCACCGTTTCGTTGAAGTCGGCCGGCGCAAAGTAGGTGTAGAAGGTATCCACGGTTCCCAGAGGGAAGGCATGGCCTTCGCCTGCTGCGATAAAACGGCGGGTGATCGTGCCGTCAGACGCCTCTCCCACATACTCTTGGAAGGTGATGCCGGCAAAGTTGAATTCATTGCGCATGTCGGAGCGCAGCGCATTCCCGGTTTGCCAGTTCTCATAAGCCTTTTCGACCTTGGAGTGACTGGTTAGCGCATCGAAAAACTCCGGGGATACCAGGCATTTGACGCTCGTCATGAACTCGCCTTGGAGGGATTTTTCCAGATAGCGCTTGAGATCGGTGCAGGTCTTCTTGATATCCGTTCCGGCATTGGAGAACTTGAAATCCACCACCTTGGGCGGGATATCGAACACATCATAGAGGTCAAAAAGCTCCGAGCCGTCCGCATCCAGAATTACGCCCTTCAAGGCACCCATGCGCAGATGTTCCAGGGTTATGGCGTGTTTGTTCCGCATGGTCTGCAGGTGCTCGACCATAACATTGGAGATGGACTGCAACTCGGATTCCATGCCGAAGGCGCGGATGCCCTGTACCTCCTCCGGCAGCACCACATCCTCGTGCGGGATGTGGGGGATGACGAAGGAACGCAGCTTGCGTTTGCCGCGCACACCCACGGTACCCGGCGAGCCCACAGGCATGGTCGGCAGCAGGCTCAGGACACCGTTTTTTTCCTCGATGGCAATCTGGCGGAAACGCACCGGTTTCGCCGGAAACTGGTTCATCTGGTCCATCAACCCGAAGTTGTTCGGCAAGATGTTGATGGCGGTGGACAGCGCCGTCATGGAGAAAGCCGGGTTGTCGAAGGGATTGTTCATGGGCATGGTCAGATTCCTTTGCGAACGAGGATGCCGAGCGCCTTGAGTTGGGCGCTGGCGGATTTTTTCTCGGCGACGGTGATGCCGGTGGGCCAGACCAGAGCGTGGTCAGCGACGATGGCGTGGCGGGCGACGATGAGTCCGTCATCCCGGTCGGCCAGGTTGGCGTCCACCGCCTGAATCAGGACGCCGGCAGAAGTCTGGGAGCCATCGGTGGCAGAGGGATCGACCGCCTTGACCTTCGAGGATGCGGTGACCACGCCTACGACCGCGCCCAGCGCCAGAACCTGGCCGGCGGCGACGGTGACCTGATCGCGGGAATACAGATTGGGTGCCTCATATTTGAGGAGGTCCCCCAGGTTGAGGCCTTCGGTGAATACAGGTTTGGTCGGCATGGGTCAGTCCTTTCCGGCACGGGCGCGTGCCTGGGCGATGAGGGGGTTGTCCTTGAGGGCTTCAGGCTTCGCAGCCATGGCTTCAGGGGTCAGGTGGGAGGTGATTTCGGAACCATCGGCGCGAAGCGCCAGCAACGTGCGGCGCACGTTGGCCACCGGGGTCTGGGCCGCGAGGTAGCTCGCGGTGCGCTCGGGCACGCCAGCCAGTTGGCAGAGTTCCGCCACCTCGATGGCGTCGGCATAACTCAGGGCGGTGGCGGTCGGTTCAGCCACTGTTGTAGGAGAAGTCCGGTCAGCAACAGCGCTGGCAGGGCTTCCGGTATCAGGGTCAGGGGCATGCATGGAGTTCTCCATATCAAGGGTTGTCAGGGGTGAAGCCAGGGGTGATGTCACTTCCTCGGCCCGCGCCGCAGACAGGCGCTGCACGGTTCGAGGGGTGAGGAAATCGGCCATCTCGGCCAGGGTGTCGTCGAAGGTGGCCACGGCATCGGCCAGCCCCGCTGTGACAGCGGCGTCGCCAAAGTAGAGACCGGCCTCGGTAGCGCGCAGGGCATCCGCACTGAGGCGTCCGTGGCTCGCCACCGTGTCGATGAAGAGGCCGTAGAGCCGGTCCACCTCGGCCTGCAACATGGCGCGGGCCTCGTCGGTGATGGCGGTGTGCGGCGAGAGGTCGTTCTTGTGGGCGCCAGCGACGATCGGCGTGTACTGCAGCCCCGCCTTCGCATCCATGCCAGACTGGTCAATGTGCATCGCAATCACGCCCACCGAGCCGATCCCCGCCGTGCGCGTGACCACCAGCCGAGAGGCCGCGCTCGCCAGGGCATAGGCCGCCGAGAAAGCGGATTCATTGGCGATGGCCCAGACTGGCTTGATCTTGGCCGCAGCGGCAATGCGGTCAGCCAGGTCGAACACGCCGCCGGCCTCGCCGCCCGGTGAATCCACGTCGAGCAGGATGCCGGCAACGGACGGATCGGCCAGCGCTGCTGCCAGTCCGATTTGAATCGCCTGGTAACTCAGTAGCCCCGATTCCGCCTCCATCCCCAGGGTGCGGCGCACCAGGGAACCGTGTATGGGAAGGATGGCGATGCCCGGCGTGGGCGAGGCCACTGGCCGGGAGGAAGGCAGCGCCGCTTGCGGCAGCGTGCCGTCCAGACCGAGCCGAGGGGCCATGACCGAGAGGATCACGTCCAGTTTGGGACGATGGATCAGCAGCGGCACGCCGAACAGGCGTCCCGCCAGATGCGGATAGAGCATGGGGAAACCCTTTTAGATCAGGAGCGCCGGATCGGCCGCCTGGGGATCAGAGGTGGGATCGGCAGGAGCGGGTTCTGCCGGTGTGTTCCTGGATGGCATGACGGCGGTGGGCTGGTCGTGCCGGGGGTCGGACTCGAACACCAGCCCCAGTGCATCCGCCCGGGCGTTGTCGGCCGCGATCTCGCGATCAATGTCCTCAGCGTCGTAGCCGAAGGAGGAAATCGCCTCCGAGCGGGACAGTAGCCCGGCGCGGATGGCGGTCAACATGGCGTTGAATTCCTTCTGTGGGTCCACCCACTGCCAGCCCTGCGGGATCCACTTGCAGGCCAGGTATTCGCGCCGTCTTTTGGAATAGCCGGGCAACTTCAGTGCGCCCGACAGCACCGCCTGCTCCATCCAGGCCGACCAGATCGGCCGGCACAACTGATGCACGATCACGCCATGCTGGATGGCCTCGCAGCGACGGCGAAACTCCAGGAGCCCGGCCCGGATGCTGCTGTAGTTCACCTGGGTGAGGTCGCCGGTCAACTGCTCATAGGTCACGCCCATGGCGGCAGCCACCGCGCGGAACTGCATGCGCAGAAACTCGCCGTAGGACGCGCCCACATCGGCCGGCTGCGAGAATTTGACGTCCTCACCCGGCTCCAGAATTTGCAGCGTGCCGGGTTCCAGGCCCGCCAGGGCCACCCCGTTCTGGTCGGAGTTGCCTTCCCCCATCAGGTTGTCCTCGGGGGAGAGGCGGGTGATGAAGCCGGCGAACATGGCGGCGGTCTTCTTCCTCACCAGTTCGGCGTCGTCGTACTGGTCGAGTTCGTTCAGCTTCACCAGGGCGCGGGAGAGCCAGGGCTCACCCCGGATCTGGCCAGGTCGCAGCGGACGGAACAGGTGAATGATCTCGGCTGCATCCACGCGCACGGTGTCGATACCCCCCTGGCTGGACATCGGAGCCAGGGCACCATCCTCGGGATGGCTGCGGTAAAGGTGGTAGGCCACACGCCGGCCCAACTTGTCGAACTCGATACCGGCGCGCACCACGTTGCCCGAAGGCAGATCGCCGTTCATGGAAACCGGCAGATGCTCGGGTTCCAGCAACTGGATCTGCAGCGGCACAGCCAGCCCATCTTCTTCTCGGCGGGGGCGCAACCGCACCAGGCATTCTCCGCCTTCGAGCATGGCGCGGCAGGCCATCGCCTGCAGACCGTAGAAATCGGTCAGGCTGGCAGCGTCAGCTTCCTCACACCAGTCCCGCCACAGCGACTGGATGCGCTCGCGTTGCGCGGGATCCACCAGCATGGACTGGGGCTTGATGCCGGTACCGATGGCATTGGCGACGAAACCCTCCAGCGCGGCATTGGCCCAGGCATTGCGGCGCACTAGGTCGCGACTCTTGGTGCGCAACTCGGACTGGGTTGCCAGCATGGCCGCCACCGCGCCTGGATTGCCCGGCATCCAGGCCCAGGCGCGACGTCCGTATCCGGCCGCTTCATGGGTCGGGGTGCGACCGAACAAGGCGCTGATCTTGCCAAACCAACCTGCTGACCATTTTGTGTTTCTTCTGGCCATCAGAACCCCTTGCTGGTGGTGACCCGGATCTGCCGGGGCGCTTGTGGCCACAGGCCGGTGTCCACCGCCTGGCGGTGCAGATCGGCCTGAACTTCACGGATCGCGGCTTTGAGTTCATCGACAGTGCGGTATTCCACGGTCTTGTCGGCGAAGGTGACGCGCTTTTCTCCCTTGGCCAGAGCTGCTTGCAGGGCGTCGAGTTGTTCCTGGGTGTAGGCCATCAGCGGTACACCACGACGTTTATCTCACTGGAATCGGCCAGCGTGCCGGAGGGCGTGGCGCAGACCAGTTCGACGTCGTCGGTCGTCTTGTCATCGCAACTCACCCGGGCGGCGGCCATCTTCATGGACTTGTCGCTGTTGCGAGCGAAAGCCAACCAGCAGTAGTGCTCGTCGGGCATGGATTCGGCGAAGACCACCCGATATTTGCCGGGGGACAGGCGCATGACCTTCTTCACGTTGTGCCCGGCGTGGACCACGACCTCACCCCGTACCCACCCAAAGCACACCCAGGCGCGGGCGAGGCCTGGATGCTCAGGGGTCACCCGGGCCTTCAGTTCCTGGCCGATGCGCGTGGCGAGGGCCGCGATGTGCTGCGCCAGGGTCATCATCACAGGCGAACCGTGGCGGTTAGTAGCCGACGCTCGGCGGCAAGGCGCTTGATTCGGGTGCGATCGGCCAGGTACTCGATCTGGTAGTCCGTGGATGCAGGCACCAGGATGCGCTCCGTGGCTGGCGCATAGAACTGCACCTCGGCCATGGCCAGCGCACCCTCATAGTCCGGTCGGGCGGTGGCGGTAATGTTGATTTCCCAGCAAGAGAAGCTGGCAGCCTGAGCCAGGCTGAACTGCCGGCGCTGCGCATTGCTCCAGGTCACGCCGGACTGGGTGTCGACTACGGTCCAGTTCACCCCATCGTTCGAACCACGCAGTGTCCAGTCCCTGGGGGCGCTGTC